AGATTACTTGCAGGGTATGAGAGTATGGAATTTAGTATTAACACCTGCTGAAATTAATGAATTAACAAATAAAACATCAGTTCCACAAGGCACTAATCTAATTTTAGATTTAGATATTGGTAGAAGCACATTTAATGGAAGTGAGTGGGAAGTACCTGATCAAACAGGTAATAATACTGTTGTCAGTAGAAACATGGAGATAAATGATTTAACAACAAACTGTCCTTAGATATGGCGCACAATAGATATTTTATAATAAATGAAGATGATCCAAATAAAGATGCTATCATGCAGTATGTAGCACAGACAGGTCAGCCACAAAGATATAACATAGCTCAAACAAAGATTGTAGTTAAGTTGCATGAAGAAGATCATGAAGATCATCCTGAGCTTGTAGATTACCAAGAGTATAACCATGAAGAAATAGAAATAGCATTAAATAACGATGAATGGAGAGTTAATCCATTCCCTGAATAAAAACACAATGGGATTAAGAACAGTTTTTAAAACAGCCGGACATTGGCTAAAAGGTTTAATATTTAAAGTAGACAGAGAAATACAGTTTGATCAAACAATAAATCCTGAGATAGATTCTACAGGTGGTAGTTTCATATGGAATACACAAACAAATAATGCTACAAGTTGGAAGCTGAGAGATGATACTACATCAGAAGATATATTGCTAGTAAGTTCATCAACAGGGGCAAAAACAATTACTCTACATCCTAACTACAGCGCACAAGGCTTTGGTTTATTTGGATTGTTTTCACAAACAGCTCAAGGTCCAACAGTTACTAATACAACTACAGAAACTGATATACTTGGTACAGGTGTAGGAACTTTAACAGTTCCTGCAAATTCTTTTCAGGTGGGAGATGCTTACCATGCAAAAGTAGGTGGAACAATATCAGCACAAAATGCGGATGAAATTACTATTAGAGTGAAAAATGGTGCAACAGTTTTAGCAACTACGGGTTTAATACCTTTGGAGGCTGTTACATCTTTGGCTTGGGAGATTGAAATAGATTTTACAATTAGAACAATTGGAGCTACAGGACAGATATTTACTAATGGTAACTTTGCCTATAACAGGAATACAGGCAGTTTAGAGGGATTTGTATTTTCAGATGTACAAACAATAGACACCACAGCAACAAATACACTAATGGTTACAGTAGAATGGAATCAAGCAAAAACTCAAGATATTATCTTTACAGATATGACTACTCTTTATAAAACATATTAAAATAAAATAGAGTAAAAATGATCAACTATAAGATTGAAAATATTGGCTCTAGTGTATTCTTTCTAAAAGAATTTAATAAAAAACTACCTCCCAGTAGAGAATACGTTTTTCCTAATGACACATCTTGGGAAAAATTAGCTAATGCTCAATCTATTAAAGATGGTTTAACAACCGGAACCATTAACTTCTATAGGGATGATATTAATTTACCTACTTTAACTGCAATTGCTTATCTTACATTACCATCACCAGCAGGTAGCGGAGAGGTTAACACTGCTTCTAACGTAGGAACGGGAGCTGGAATATTTAAACAAAAAACAGCAGAAGATTTAGAATTAAGAAGTATCTCTTCATCTGATTTCAATGTAACAGAAGGAGCTGATGAAATAGAAATTCAAGCACAGCCACAACTAATAACAAATTACGCAAGTGTAACACCTGTTAGTGGCATGTTTGTGCTTGTAGAAGATAGTGGCACATTAAGAAGTGTAGATATTTCAAATTTTTTAGGATCTATAACTAAAGTTGCTGATGAAGTAGCAAGAGATTTAGCTTATCCAAGTCCTGCTGATGGATTTCAGGTCTTTAATTTAAGACAAGGTGTTGTAGAAACATATAGTACAACTTTTGACTTGTGGTTAAGTTCTTGCATGAATGTTTGTGTTGAAGATACTACTGTGCAAACTATAGCAGTTAGGACTGCTGTTTTTATTGTAACTACTGCTACCACTATTGGAGGAAAAGAATATCCAATTATAGCATACCCTGCTGCTTCTGCCGATAGAAATGTTACTCAAGGAGTAGTAACTAGAAGAGGAGCAGCTACAGGCAATCCTAATGAAACATATATAGCTGTTCATCACTTTGGGAAATACTATGTAGACTATGGTGCTGCTATAACAATAGGCTTTAATGTATACCCAAGAACAGCTGGAGCAGGAGATGTTATTGGAGCTGCTTTTGCTCAATCAGGAACAATAGGGCAGGCAATAGAAAATAGTGGTAGTAATCCTAGTTTTCCTAGTTCTGTATTAGTAAGCTTACAACAAAGAAGATAATGAATTACATTAGTACACATTATTCAGTAAATATTATTTTTTTAAAAGCAGGTACTTATTTTTTAGGTACAGAGGTTTTAAGTGACACATATTATTACATAGCAAAAGATAATATGAAATCTATTATAGTAGAAAGCTATGAGGATAGTTTGGTTCCAGAAACTTCAGAGCAAATATTAAGAATAGCTAAAAACCTTAAAATTGAAAACTTACAAAAAGAAGATGATATAAATTTAAAAACTTGTTTTGAATATCCAGCAGATTCAGACAAAACATTTAGCATATCAAGAAGTCAGTTTTCATATTATAATAGCTTATACATATTTAGACATAGTTTTACATATCCTTTTGAGTATTTAGGAAATGAAGGAGAAAAGGTTGTATTTACTACCGTAACAGATCTTGAAAACTTTGTAAACTCCGCATTTGTAAAACATCAGGATGTATATAATAATAGATACTTAATTAAAGTAAATGAAGTAAACAGTGTTGTGGAAAACAATCCTCTAAGAACTTCAATTGAAGAGATTATGAATATAACATACTAAAAATGAAACCTTTAAAAATATTTGGAATAAAATTTATGTGCCCAGAAGTAGCAGCCTTTATAATATTGTTCCTTGGTGATATTAAAGCATCAATACTTGCAATTTTCTTTTTAGTATTATCCGATACAGTTACAGGTATTTGGGCAGCATTAAAAATAAAAGATAAAATAACATCTAGAAAAGCTGGTAGAATTATATCTAAATTACTTTTATATCCGCTAGCTATTATTGTAGCAAAGGTTACACAAGTATATCTTACACCAGAAATACCATGGGTACATGTTACAGCAGGTATCATAGCTATAGTAGAAATAAAAAGCGTTTTTGAAAATATGAGTATTATTTTAGGCTATGATTTATGGCTTAGGATTAAAGAAGTTATTTGGAAACCCAGAGAAGAATCTAAAAAGCCTAATTAACTTGTTATAGATAAAACTTGTATTGTTTAAACTTTTTTTGTTATATTTGTTATTATAACTTAAAAAAATTTAAACGTCATGAGTAAAAACCAACAAGAAAGTTCTGAAGCAGCTACAATGACTCCAGAGCAAATGGCTGAGTTCCGTGAAAAAGCCATTAAACATTACAAAAGAGAAATTAATTTCTTACAAGCTCAGTGTGATTATGAAAAGCTATTAGCTGACATAGAAGAGCACAGAGCAAGGAAACTATCCGCATTAGCTCATCAAATGCAGTTCTATCCTTCAGAAAGAGAAGAGGCTGATCAAGAAACAGCTCCACCTGCGCCAGAAGCTCCAGCGCCAAAAAAACGTGTTCAAAAACGTAAACTTAAAAAAGATTAATTATGGCTGTTATTAAAATGGGCTCTTCTGATAGAGCTATGGTAAAGCTTATACAAAAAGTTGTAGGTGTAAAACCTGATGGTATATTTGGACCTAAGACTATGAAAGCTGTGATATACTGGCAAAGAGATAATAATTTAGTAGCAGACGGTATTGTAGGTCGTAAGACAATGGAGGCTATGGATCTCATAGATACAGATGTTAAAAACGCATCTCAATTTCTTACAGAAGAGGGGTTGTTAATAAACAAACATTATTTACCAAAAGGTGAATATGTAGAAGAAGACTATAAGATAAATAATGATTATGCTTTTTTACATTTTACAGCAGGATGGGAAAATCCATATAGAACTATAGATTCTTGGGGTAGAGATGCTAGAGGCCGTGTTGGGACAGAGTTTGTACTGGGTGGCCAAAATCATAAAACTGGAGATAATAAATACGATGGTGTTTTGGTCCAAGCTTTTCCAGAAGGTTGTCAAGGTTTTCATTTAGGCCCTACAAAATCAAGATACATGGGTAGACACTCAGTAGGGCTTGAGATATGTTGTATAGGGTACTTAAATAAAGATAATAAAAGCTATATAAACACTACAGCAATGTACCCAGAACAGGTATGTGTGTTAGACAAACCTTTTAGAAAATATACACGCTGGCATAAGCTCAGTGACAAACAGCTAGAGGTTACTAAAAAATGGATTCTTTATATAGCTAACAGAGATAACATAGATGTTGACAAGGGCCTTATAGAATGGATTAAAAAGGAAGGACCACACAAAGCATTTGAGTATCATGAAGATGCCAGTAAAGGAAAGGTCAAAGGTTTATTAACTCATACAAATGTTAGAAAAGATAAGTACGATCTTTTCCCACAACCTGAGTTAGTAGATATGTTGTTATCTATATAAACAGAATAAAATGGCAGAAGCAAATTTAGTAACCAAGAAAGTAATGATGGGTTATAATGATATTATCAAATATCAGATTATGACTTATTGTTTCATAAACAAAATACAGCTCAGCAACAATGAAATGAATTGTTTGGCTTTACTTGGGGCCTACGGTGAGTGTGAGCTATCTGAATTTTGTAACTCTACAGTTTCTGAAAATATTTTTAAAACAGCTCAAACTGTAAGAAATTTTTTAACAAAAGCCTGTAAACTTAAATTAGTTACAAAGTTAGGTACTAATAAAAAGAAGATTCATCTTGTAGAGGATTTGAAGATTCAGACTGAAGGTAATATAATTTTAGACTTTAAGATATTCTATGTTACCAAAAAGTCATAAGCATTTTATTCAACCTACTAGTGAAGAGCTAGGTACAAGCAAAAGCTTGGTAGAAGATGTAATAACTTTTTATTATTATGAATTAAGAAAAACGTTATCAAACTTAGAGTTCCACAATATACAAGTAGAAGGTGTAGGATCTTTTAAAGTTAAGCATAATGAATTATTAAGATTAATCAAGAAGTATGAAAATCATTTGAGCGTAATTACTCCGGATACTTTTTCACAAATGACTATAAAAAAAGATATAGAAGATAAGTTGGCTAAAGTATTTAAAGTACATGCTTTTTTGACAGAAGACTTTGATAGAAAAAAAGAGTTTTATAAACAGAAAAAAAATGGATTTAAAAAAGATATGGAATAACAAAAAACAGATTCTTGAGGGTATTAAGAATAACCTGTTTAAACAAGAACACGTAGAAGATATAGCCAGAGAAAGGCAAAAAATATGCACAGTATGCACACAAATAGATCTTTTAGGTGAAAAATGTGAAGTACCCGGTACACATCCATGTTGCGGCAGTTGTGGTTGTAGTTTAAGATTTAAGCTAAGGTCTTTATCCTCAGCTTGTCCAGAAAACAAATGGGTAGCTATTGTATCAGAAGAAGTAGAAGATCAAATCAAAAATCAAATCAACAATGATATAAATAATCAAGATGGAAATAAAGTTTAGAGCAGATACACACAAATATGAAAGCATTAAGGATCCTGAAAAAAAATGGATAAGCACAACGTCTTTAGTAAGTTTGTTTAAAACACCTTTTGATGCAGAAAAAATATCAATAAGTTCTTCTAAAAATAAAAAGTCTAAGTGGTATGGTATGAAGCCTGAAGACATTAGAGCTATATGGACAAAAGAAGCTAACAGAGCTACGTCTTTAGGTACATGGTATCACAATGAAAGAGAGAAGGAGCTTTTAGCATGCGGTACTTTGCAAAGAGAAGGCCTTGACTTATCTATTATACATCCTATTGAGCAAGACGGTATCAAGTTATCACCAAATCAAACATTAGTGCCCGGCATATATCCAGAACATCTGGTTTATTTAAAGTCAGCTAGGATCTGTGGACAAGTAGATAGATTGGAAGTAGTAGGTAATAGAGTTGACATCTTTGACTATAAAACAAATAAAGAAATTAAGAAGGAGGCCTATGTAAACTGGGAAGGTAAAATGTCTTGTTTAAATGGGCCTCTTTCTCATGTAGGTGATTGTAATTTTAATCACTATGCTTTACAGCTTAGCATTTACATGTATATCATTCTTAAGCATAATCATAACTTAAAACCAGGTAAGCTTCAGATACATCACATTATATTTGAAGTAGAGGATAGAGATAATCATGGTTATCCGGTAATAGCTACAGATGCTCAAGGAGATCCATTAATAAAAGAGGTTATACCTTATGACTTACCTTATATGAAAAAGGAAGTAAACGCAATGATTAAATATTTAAAACTACATCCAGAAGCTTATGATTAAACTACTAGAGATAGAAAATAATGTAGTTAAACCTACAGAGCACTGTCAAACAATTAAATGGTTAAAGGTTATACAAGATAAGTATCCTGATAGCGCTATTAAGATCTATGCGTATATTTTTTATATGTGCTGTCCCAGTCAAGAAAATCCTTATTTTAATATGCAAATTGACTTAAGAGAAGATGTTATCATAGATGATTTAGATATAAACTTTAGCTTAGAAGAAGATGAGATAATAGAAGCTGTGGAAAAAGCTACAAAGATGTATGAGACACCTACGGTAAGAGCTTATAATGGTATTACAGTTATGTTAGATAATCTTACAGAGTATATGACAACAACTGCTGTAACAGCCGGTAGAGATGGTAACATAAACTCACTTCTTAAAATAGCTAAAGAGTTTGATGCTATACGCCAGTCTTATAAAGGTGTAGCAAGAGATTTAGAAGCAGAGCAGGAGTCACATGTTAGAGGAGGTCAACAATTAGGTTATGATCAGATGTAAGAACTATGAGTGAGATCTATGAAGATATACCAATTAATGAAGACGGCAAGTGGTCTAAAACCAGCTTTGATTCAAGAAAAGATTTTTACAACTTTGTAAAATCTACGTTTAAAGAACCCGGTAAGTATGAGCTAGATGAAACATCATTGCTTTTTAATGAGCAAGCTAGAATTTTTAGACAGCAAAAAGATGTTTATTGTATGGCTCCTTACAGGAGTAAAGATTTTATAAAGTATTGGGACACAGAAAAAGAAAAGTCTAGAAAGGGTGCTATATTTAAAGCCAATAATAAAACTTGGTACCTACCAAGAGATTATTATTTCTGGATAAATTTCTTACCTATCTATGATAAGATAAAGAAGAAGTTTGACTTCCCATTAGTATGGGATGTTCAATTGCATATTTCTCTTTATGAATGGCTAGCTGAATTAGACTACAAGCATGCTTCTATTTTAAAAAAACGCCAGATAGCCTCTTCTTATTTTCACATGGGTAAACTTATAAACCAAATATGGTTTGAAGAAGGGCCCATCTTGAAAATAGGATCTAGCTTAAAAGATTATATTAACATTAACGGTTCATGGAAATTTTTAGAAGAATATAGAGCTTTTTTAAATGACAGCACTGCTTGGTATAGACCTATGAATCCAGGTAAAGTTTTAACTTGGCAACAAAAGATTGAGGTTACAAAAGGAGGTAAGAAAAAAGATGTAGGTTTAAAAGGCATGATACAAGGTATGTCTTTTGAGCAATCAGCAACAAAAGGTGTAGGTGGTCCGTGTACTTACTTCTTTTATGAGGAAGCAGGTATAGCACCTTCAATGGATAAAACATATCAATATATACGTCCCGCAATGCAAGCTGGAGAAATAACTACAGGAATGTTTATTGGTGCAGGATCTGTGGGTGATTTAAAAGATTGCGCTCCCCTAAAAGAATTTACACTATATCCTAGACAAAACAACATATATGCTGTAGAAACAGATCTTATAGATGAAACAGGTATGAGAGGTGAGTCAGGATTGTTTATTCCTGAGCAATGGGGTATGCCTCCTCATATTGATGAGTTTGGTAATTCTCAAGTAGAAAAAGCTTTAGCTGCACTAGATAAAATGTTTGCCAAATGGAAAAAAGAACTACGCCCTGAGCTTTACCAATTAAGAATATCTCAGCATCCTAGAAATATTAAAGAAGCTTTTGCATTTAGAGAAGAGTCTATATTTCCACAAAATCTTGTATCTGATCAAGAAAGAGAAATTACAGACGGGGGATACCCTTATGAAACGGTAGATCTACAAGAAAAATCTGACGGATCTCTAAGAGTTAAGAAGGTATCTAAACCACCTATAACAGATTTTCCTGTAAAAAAGAATGCAGAAGATAAAACGGGCTCTATAGTTGTATGGGAAAGGCCCGATAAGGATCCGGATTTTGGTACATATATTGCATCCATTGACCCTGTTTCTGAAGGAAAAACTACAACATCTGATTCATTATGCTCTATTTATGTTTACAAAATGCCAGTCAATGTAACAAGGCATACAGAAGATAGAGTAGAAAATTTTGTAGAAGGTGATAAAATTGTTGCAGCTTGGTGTGGTAGATTTGATGACATTAATAAAACGCATGAAAGACTGCGTTTAATTATAGAATGGTATAATGCATGGACACTAGTAGAGAATAACATATCTTTATTTATTATGTACATGATAAAAGAAAGAAAACAAAAATATCTTGTTCCAAAAAATCAAATGTTATTTCTTAAAGAAGCCCAAGCTAATAAAACTGTTTATCAAGATTACGGTTGGAAAAATGTAGGGACGCTGTTTAAAAATCACATGCTCAGCTATTTAATAGAGTGGTTAAAAGAAACCATAGATGAAGATATAAATGATGAAGGTGTTATTACTAAAAAGCATTATGGGATTAGAAGACTTCCTGATATAATGGTTCTTAAAGAAATGCAAGCATATCAACCTGGAGTTAACGTTGACCGTATTGTATCTTTAGCAGCTTTAATAGCTTTTGTTAAAATACAATCCTCTAATAGACAGACAAAGGTACGTGTAGAAAATGATATACCAGATAAATTGGAAAATTCACAAAATTTATATAAATTAAATAGTAGCCCTTTTAGAAATATAGGCCGGAAAAAAGGCAATTCAGGCTTCAAAAAAAGAAGGTCACCATTTAAACGTTTACGTTAATGAAGATATATAATGCACTAGATTTAAAGAAAGGCAAAAAAGCTGATACTAAAAGGTTGTGGCAAGTATCACAACCTTTACAATTTATTCCTCACTGTGAAAAAGATCATGAGTGGACAGCATGGAATATGGATTGGCTTGAGTGGAATGGTTTAAAACAAGTTAGGCGTAATGCTAGAAGGCTTATGAAAAACTATAAGCTAGCAAAAGGCCTTATAGATAAAACTGACTATTTAGTAGAAGAAGATAATGAGATGTTAGATCTTGTTGATCAACTATCTAAAGATGATGAGGCTCCCGCACTGGAGCTTAAATTTTATCCCATCATACCAAATGTTGTAAATACACTTGTAGCAGAGTTTACTAAGAGAAACAAGCGTGTGTCTTTTAGAGCTGTAGATGAGTTTACACATAATGAGATAATTGAAGCTAAGAGAGCTGAGATTGAAAGTGCTTTAGTGCAACAAGCTGAAATGACGTTGTTGGCTAAAATGATTGAGCAAGGCGCGGATCCTAATGATCCGGAGATAGCAAAAATGATGCAGCAACAGCTTAGCAAAGAAAACATTAGAACTTTACCTGAGATAAATGAATTTTTTGCTAAGGATTATGAAATCTTAGCGGAGAAGTGGGCATCTAAACAAATGATTGTAGATGAAGAGCGCTTTAGAATGGATGAGCTAGAAGAAATAGCTTTTAGAGATTCTTTAATTACTGATAGAGAGTTCTGGCATTTTAAAATGATGGAAGATGATTATCTACCTGAAATATGGAATCCTGCTTTAGTATTCTATAACAAATCTCCTGGATGTAGATATATATCTGAAGGTAACTGGGTAGGTAAATTAGATATGATGACAGTGCCGGATGTGATAGACCATTACGGTTGGTTAATGAATGAAGATCAGCTAGCTTCTTTACAACAGTATTATCCTATTAGCGCTGCTGGATATCCTATAACTGGTTATCAAAATGACGGCACTTTTTATGATGCATCTAAATCATATGAATGGAATACAGGATCTCCTGGTCTAGCTTACAGACAGCTTACATCTATGAGAGATAACTTTATCAGCAATGGATCTGATATAGTTAGCTGGATACTAGGCGAAAGCGAAGATTACGGTAAAGAGTGGTTATCTAACATGATGCGTGTAACTACTGCCTATTGGAAATCACAACGTAAAGTAGGACATCTTACAAAAATAGATGAGACAGGTAAAGTAACAACAGATATAATTAGTGAAGAGTATTGTGTAACAGACAAGCCTGTTTATAACAATGAGCTAATCAAAAACAAGAATGTGTCAACACTTGTGTTTGGTGAGCATATAGATTGGATATGGATCAATCAAGTTTGGGGCGGTGTTAAAATAGGTCCTAATGCGCCTACATTTTTAGGAGCAGAGACAAATGGTATTAATCCAATATACATTGGTATAAATCAAAATGAAATAGCTCCTCTAAAGTATCAGTTTAAGGGTACTAATACTTTGTACGGATGCAAGCTACCGGTAGAAGGTAAAATATTTTCAGATAGAAATACCAGATCTACATCTCTTGTAGATATGATGAAACCTTTTCAGATTGGTTATAACATTGTAAATAATCAAATAGCAGACATACTTGTAGATGAAATAGGTACTGTAGTTATGCTAGATCAGAATACTTTACCAAAACATTCTTTAGGTGAAGACTGGGGTAAAAATAATTTAGCAAAGGCTTATGTTGCTATGAAAGATTTTAGCATGCTGCCACTAGATACTTCTATTACAAATACGGAGAATGCCCTCAACTTCCAACATTTCCAACAGCTTGATTTATCACAGACTGGCAGGCTCATGTCAAGAATACAGCTAGCACAGTTTTTCAAGCAACAAGCATTTGAAGTGGTAGGTGTAACACCACAAAGATTGGGTCAACAAATAGGTCAAACAGAAACAGCTACAGGTATTGAGCAAGCTGTATCAGGATCATATGCTCAAACAGAAATGTATTTTGTAGAGCATTCAGATTA